TAACCTAATGCACACCCCCGGAACCGATGTTGACAGTGTGGAGATGCTCCAGTTCTTCATTAAGGACACCGAAAAGGGCATTGACCCCAAGGGATTTGAGGATATAGAGGACGGGAGCCTTTTCGGCGAGTTCAAGGTTATGGATGACGGTATATGGAATGACATCAAGGAAGGGAAGTTCAAGGGTTTCTCAATGGAGATATTCTACGACATAGAGATTCCCCTGGAAGAGGAGGAGGAGCAGCTGTACAGTGACATACAGGACCTTCTGGACCGGATAGCGAACCAGTTGAAATAATAACGATATTTATATCAAAAGAGGTTTTTTTGAGATGAACACAAAATTAAGCAGAATTAAAGCGACTTTGAAGTCTGTCCTCGCGCAGTTCCAGGCGGAGAGGGTCACCAGCGATAAGGGCATCCTGGACATTCAGAAGGCCGGGGAGGAGATTGCCACCGGAGACACCGTTATGCTCGTTGACGAGGAGGGGAACGAGACCCAGGTTGAGAACGGCGAGTACATCCTCACCGACGGCAGGGTCCTTGTGGTTGAGGACGGCAAAATCACCGAAATCAGGGACAAGGAAGAGGAAGTTGAGGAGACCCCCGCGGAGGAAACCCCTGAAAGAGAGGGATTTATGAGACAGAAGAGTGAGTTTGAGGAGAGTTACGACGAGAAGACCCGCAAAATCGCCGACGCCATACGCTCTCTCGGTTTTGACGCCTGGGTCGTTGAGGCCGCTGACGATTACGCCGTCGTTGAGGTCTGGGCTGACGGCGGTGTCAAGCACTACCGTTTCGCCATCGCCTGGGACGAGGAGGGTAATCCCGTTGTCGGTGAGATGACCGAGGTTGAGCAGGAGTATGTCCCCGTTGAGGAGGAGACCGTCGTTGAGCCCGCAGTTGAGGAGGTTGTTGAGGAGGCCCAGACCGAGGAGACCTTTGAGGAGGTTGAGAACCCCACCAATGAGGGTGAGGAGAGCGACACCGAGGCTGTCGTCAAGTTGAGGGAAGAGGTCAACGAGCTTTACAAGATTGTTGACGAGCTGAAGACCAGGCTTGACGCCGTTGAGAAGAAACCAGCCGCCGAGAGCGCTACGGAAGAGTTTGCCAAAGTAAACAAGGTTTACAAGACCGGTGACGAGAAGCTTGACCGTCTCGCGAAGATAATGGGCGCTTAATTCGCTGACACATAACATATTCCATAAAGGGGGAGCCTTCGGGTTCCCCCTTCTTTTTTGAAAAAAAACCACCTTCCAACCCCCTTATATTTCAAGTCGGTAAAGGACTAATAATCAATCAATAATAAACAGAAAAAAACTCTTAAAACTATGGCATTTAATGTATCAGGTCTTTCCGCTTATGTGCAGGAAAACAGAGACAACATTCTCCGCAAGGTTATCCTTGAGGGTGACACTATTTCCAAGATGGCGAAGCAGCTTGGTGTAAAGACCAAGGAACGCCTTCACTACTTCAACCTTGACCCTGTTATCCAGGACGGTAAGGGCTGCGGTTTTTCCGCACAGGGGGCTACAAATATCACAGAGAAGGATATCGAAACTGCGATTTTCAAAATCAACGATGAGTGGTGTAACGATGACCTCCTTGGGAAGTACGCGGAGTACCTTGTCCGTTTCGGCGCTGACGCCAACGCGGAGCAGCTCGCTTTTGAGCAGCTTATCGCCGACGAGCTCGTCAAGAACATCAACAAGGAGATGGAGAAGAGGGTCTGGCAGGGCAAGAAGGCCAACGACCTTATTGACGGTCTCCTGACCCAGGCTGCTGCTGACGCTAACACCGTTAAGGTTACCCTTTCCGGTAATTCTCTTTATGAGAAAGTAAAGGCTGTCATTATGGCTATCCCAGAGGAAATCCTTGATGACGCTGTTGTGTTCGTTTCTCCCGCAAACTTCAGGGGCCTTGTCTTTGAGCTGCTTGAAAAGAACAACTTCCACATCGCGCCGGAAGAGATTGAGAAGGGTGAGTTCTATTTCCCTGGCACTACCATCGCCGTTCACAAGACTATCGGTCTGACGGGCGTTGATGACAAGATTTACGCCTCAACCTGGGGCAATATGGTCTATGCCACCGATATGATGGACGACAAGGAGGAGCTCCGCTTCTGGTTCTCCGATGACGCTGACCTTCACAGGGTTAAGGTTAAGTGGAACGCCGGTGTGGCTACCTACTTCTCTGACTATGTGGTTCTCGGTGAGTAATTTCCACCAAATCAACGACTTCGCAAAAATAACCGAAAAAACAAACTTGAATAATGGCTTGTAATTGCACAAATCAATCAATAGCAGGACTTTGCAAAGATTGCGAAGGCTCCCTTGGTGGTATCGTCGCCGTTTACCTCGCCAACTACGAGGAGAAAATCTTCACTATCACAAGTGGAGCTGTCTCTGGTGTCAAGTCCGGGGTCTCTTTCTATGAGTACCAGTTCCGCAAGAACACCGGCTCTATGACCTCAACGCTGAACATTGACCCCGCCAACGGTGTCAACTTTGTCCAGACCGACCTCAACCTCATCTTCTCCCGTATGGAGACCAAGAAGAGGATTGAAATGGCGGCATTGAGTGTCAACCAGTTAGCCGGTATCGTTAAGGACGCCAACGGCAAATACTACGCTCTTGGTGTTTCCGAGCCCCTTGAGGCTTCAGCGGGCGACGGACAGACCGGAACGGCGAGGACCGACGGCAACAGATATTCCATAACCCTGACCGATAACCAGGAGACATTCCCTCCCCTTATCCCGGATTCAGTTATGGAGACTGTGACCATCGTCCAGGCCACCAACTAATCTTTTCCCTCTGAAAGGATGAACCCTCCCTGTTCTGGGGAGGGTTTTCTTTTTCTCCCTACCAATCCCCGAAATAAAGATATTTATGTGAAAAGACTTGTGAGATATGACATTTTATCTGCAAAATAATGTTACAAAGAGGGAATATTCATACAGGGTTTATGATGTGAATGATTCCACCCTCTTTTTCCACTTCGCCCTGACGCTCGGGGAGGATATGGACGAGGGTGAGTACACCTATAAACTCCTCAACGATAACCTCCTTCTCGCACAGGGGCTTCTCCAAATCGGGGACTACGAGAATAACGCGAAGAAATACACAGTTACAGATGACAACGGAATCAAGCAATACAACGGCTAATGAGTTCTATTTCACCGCCGTAAAGCCATATATCCTCCAAACCGCCCCCTCAAACGAGGAGAGGGATGTCAGGGGGAAGGATTATGTCTATTGGGGTGAGAACGACGAGTACGGGAACTTCCTCTACAAATGTTACTCGGAGTGCCCGATTCTACAGGCGATTATAAACGGCACAGTGGACTATGTCTGCGGCGACGACATCGTCCTTAATGTCCCCTCCCTTTCCTTTGAGGTGAACAGGGAGGGCGAGACATACAGGGATGTCATAACCAAGGCGCTCCTGGACTACTACATCTTCGGCAACGGGTACATCCAGGTCATAAAGAACTTCGCGGGCGGCATCGCCGAGCTGTACTGGCTTGACGCGAGGTATGTGAGGAGCGGGCTGAAAAACCAGTCGTTCTATTACAACGAGGATTTCGGGAAGAAGTGGGGAAGGAGCAAGAAGACTGTCGTTTATCCCGCGTTTATGCCGGAGGGCGAGGACGCCACCAGCATCCTTATGCTCAAGACCCCCAACAGCAGGGGGACTTACGGCTCGCCCGTATGGGAATCGGCGATAAAGTCGGTTATGACCGAGATGGAGATTGACAAGTTCCACCTCGCGGAGATACAGAACAACTTCGCCGGGTCAGCCGTAATCAATTTCAACAACGGCACCCCCTCACCGGAGCAGAAGGCGGAGATAGAGAAAAATGTGACCGAGAAGTTCGGCGGGAGCGAGAACGCGGGACGCATAATGCTTTCCTTCAACAAGGGAAAGGACAACGCCACCACTGTGGAGAGGCTGCAGAGTGATGATTTTGACAGCAGATACAACGACCTGGCAAAAAAGACCCAGCTGCAGATATTCACAGTTTTCGGGGCGAACGCCAACCTTTTCGGGGTTCCCACCGAGAGCAACGGGTTCAACGCCGAGGAGTACCAGTCCAGTTTCAAGCTATACAACCGGACCAGGGTCAAACCCGTCCAAAGGTATATTTCCGGTAGAATGGACAGGCTCTTCCAGATGAACGGGGCGATTACGATAACGCCTTTCACAATAGGAGAGAATACAGGAGAACAAACAGTTGAGTAACAATGATATACATCAAAAATATAACAACGAGCCAGCAGGTCTATATTCCCAGACAGACGGTCAACACCGGCTGCGCGGCGAATTGCGGCTGCGTTGACCTTGAGGATTACTACACCAGGGAGGAGACGCAGGAACTGATTGAATCCATAGGCGCGGTCACAAAGGACTATGTGGACGGCCAGGACGCCGTCACACTCCAGTCGGCGAAGGATTATACGGACCAAGCCATTGAGGGAATTGACCTCTCAAAGTACGCCACCGTCGCCCAACTTGACGCGGCGATACAGGCTGAACTTGAAAGGGCGACCGCGGCTGAAATGAGCCTCAAAGACAGGATTGACAATCTTTTTGATTGGAGAACAAATACGCTATATCTAAATAACGAATAAAAAACACATTACAAAAATGGCAGACATTGTAAAAATAAATCTGAATGGCGTTGATTACAACATTGTAGATAGCGCCGCAACGAGTGGCCTTTCCACTGAAATCGCGAGGGCGCAGGCAGCCGAAAGTGCTAACACCCAGGCAATCGCGGCAGAAGTTGTCGCGAGACAGAGCGCTATAACCGCCGTTGAGACCACACTCGCGGGAAAGGCGGACACCGCGACCACCTACACCAAGACGGAGGTTGACAACAAACTTTCCAGCGCGGCGACCGCGACCACACAGCAGATTCAACAGGCTGTAAGCGGCAAGCAGGACACCCTCACAGCGGGAACCGGCATTGACATCACCAACAATGTTATTTCCTGCACCATTGACACCGGCCTTTATGTTGTCGTACAGACCCTTCCGGCACAGCCAGCCGCGGGGAACGAGAACAAGATACACCTTGTGCCGGCAGCAAGCGGGGAAACCGGGAATATGTACATTGAGTACCTTTGGAAGGGTGACGCTTGGGAGAAGATTGGAGAGAAACAGATTGACACCGACCTTTCCGACTACTACAACAAGACCGAGGTTGATAATCTCCTTTCCGCGAAGACCGATAATTCAACCTATTCCGCTTATACCGCCTCAACGGCAACCCTTATCAGTTCAGCCCAGTCCGCCGCTGATGCCGCGCAGGGAGACATTGACACCCACATCGCGAACAAGAACAACCCTCACCAGGTGACCGCCGCGCAACTTGGTATCAGCGCCTCCTATGACGCGACGAACGAGAAACTTATCCTTACCATTCCGGCGGCTTCCTAATAATCCCTAAAACAGTTATTTAGATATGGCTGATATCACAAAAATAACACTTAACGGTACCGATTACAATGTCAAGGACCCAAACGCCCAGGAGACGCTTGTGAGCGGGACCAACATCAAGACCATCAACAACCAATCTATCCTGGGTAGTGGAAACATCACTATCCAGGGTGGTTCTGGTGGTGGTGAGACCGTCATTGAGCTCACCCAGGCGGAGTACGACGCCCTTACGGAGTACGCGGAGAACACCACATACATCATTACGGACGCCCAGGCGATAAATATGGACGATTACGCCACAACCGGAACTGTGAACACACTTTCCGGTCAAGTTGCAACACTATCGGGTGATGTCGCTGACAAGGCTGACAAGGCGAATATTACGGCAAGAGCGGCAAACGCCTACTACATTCCAGGGTGGAACGCACAGGGTGTAATTACAGGGGAAACAAGGTATAATCTGGTTGGTGGAAGCATCAATGGCGCAACCTATAATCAAATAATGAGATATGGCGGCAGTCAAAGTCTTCCAAATATTTTTGCGCCAACTTCCGCGGGAACCAAAAACGCTGTTCTTCTTTCAAACGGAAGTGGTGCTCCGGTGTGGGCCACCTACAAGTTCCAGTTCATTACCCAGACAGCATATGACGCCCTCTCAACAAAGGACAGCACAACTATCTACTTCATAACGGGGGACTAAACACATTCAGAGAACCGCCAGATATAACCCCTGGCGGTTTTGTATTTAGGGATATTACGGCAGCATTTTCCTATGGAAGAAGCGTCAAAACCAGTCTGTCTCTCAATTTCCGCAGCAGATTCCCATTCTTTTATGAATGTGCCGCTCAAAGAATACTGTTTTACTTTCCTGGAAATGTCTTTTCTGTTTATGTGTTTTCCGGTTGCGTTTTTGGAAATACGCTTGTTCCTTGTGCCGAATCCACAATTATAACGATAATCGCACCACTCCAGGTTTTCAACAATATTATTTCCGGGGTTTTCGTCCTTATGATTTACTTGTGGAAGATTGTTTGGATTAGGAATAAATGCTTTTGCGACTAAACGATGCACTTGGTGGTTTTTAGGCTTCCCGTTTTTATAGAGAATAACTCTTTTATAACCCCTCAAAACACTTTGTTTTAGTACCATTTCTTTCCGTAGGTGACCGCTGTTGTCTGTCCTTTCCAATGCTTTTACTTGGCCGAGATTACTAACTTGATAGGTGCCTTTGTATTCTTCTATGTCTTTCCATATTTCTTTCATATCTATAGAATACAAACAATATCCTTGAAAACAAAACGCACAAATAAGATATTTAACATAAAGGCAATATTTTGAAATGATATATTTGGGAAACGGTGAAATACAAAATATATATTTAGGCAATTCCCCTATCCAAGGGATATATGCCGGTGATTTGCTCATATATCCAACAACTGTAACTGGTTGGAGTGTGAACCCCGCCTCTTTTGAGGTGAAAAGTTCCTCCGGTAGTGTGACTATCCGTATCACCTCCCTTTCCGCTTGGACTATTACTTCAAGTGAGAGTTGGATTACATTCTCTCAAAACAGTGGAGATAGTGGAAGAACAACAGTTATAGCGGCATATGAAGAGAATGTTGGGGACAGCGACAGAACCGCGACAATAACCGCTTCTGATGGAACAAATGTCACAACGATATCTTTCCTTCAAAGTAAGTACGCTGCACTTCCAGCAAAGGCTTTCCTTTGCAACTACAACGCAAAGCAGTATATTTCTTCAAGTCGCACTTTCCCTATGGCAGAAGAGCAAACCGTAAGAAAAAATCTTGTTCTGTACAGTTCAACTGTTACTGCACATACAGATAGCGGATATTGTTCAATAAGTAATAATCAGTGTATTTTCAATTTCAATACTGCCGCAAACAATCCATTTAATCGGTATAACACCACAACAGGAAGAAGTCTAACAATTGTTTATAAGACAAGTAGTTTCTCCAACAATTTGTTTGCGAACAGAGGCTACAGGTCTGGCTCTACTGGTGACTATTACAACTATATGGTCAGAGATACAATATTCCATACCTCTGATTCCAACTTTTTAAGAATGACCGCAAGTACTTCTCCTTATATTATGTATGTTCGTATAAATGAGGATGGCACTTCTGAAAGAAAGTGTGTTACGACTGGGCAGATTGTAACAGCTTCTTCCGTTTCATATGGAAATGCCCCTTCAAGTTGTGCTTTTTTCAAAGGATTTGGAGGTGGCTCGTTGGCCGAGAATTATAGTGGAAATTTCTATTGGATTTACATTTCAACTGAAGTATTGACAGATGCTGAAATACAACAAGTAATAGATTATAACGAAGAATTATAGTATGGCAAAATATTACGCGAATATAACAGGAGCTGCGAATGTGACCGTCCCGTTTAACCCTTATCAAGTTTATACGGGAAACAGCAACTATGTGAGGCTTGAGTTCAACGGGGATAATTTAAGAACTGACAGCACAAAGGGCAATGCTGCGGTTTGGCTCAACGGAACCAGTTCCTGGTTTTCTTTTGAAATGTATGGGGAAGGTTGGGAATACTTTAACCTTGGTAGGACTACTTATATCGGAAGGTATGACTATTGGAGCACAAACGGCTTTGAAGAGACGCTTGTTTTGGAGATAAATAACGGGGCTGTGTCGCTGACAAAGGGTCAGCAAACTTCCGCGACAACCTTTAGCGGTAGTTTCAAAAGCAGTAATATTTCTTTTTTCCCGACAACATATGGCGTAAATACCAGGGTTAATTTCTATGAGTGGAAGGCTTATGGGACAAACAACACTCTCCTGTTTGATTTCGTACCTGATTATGATGGCACAACGAAGGGATTACGGGACAAGGTAAGCGGCAACTTTTACGCCGCGACAGACCAGTCCAAGATTGAGCTCATAGCGCTATCGACATTTGAGGTGGATGTTGATACGATTGAGGCCTCTTATAATGGGGTCACTTCTTCTGTGACACTTACCGCGGAGGACGATATGGCCTGGACCGCTTCCACCTCGGATAGTTGGATAACACTATCAACAACGGGTGGTACAGGTTCTTCTGTTTTTACAGTGAGTGTCGCGGCCAACAAGGCTTACACCGCGAGAACCGGGCTTGTGACGCTAACCAACGGGGAGGACACCATAGAGATTACGGTTGAGCAGGAGAAATACCCGTTGCTTGTGCCGAAGAATAATATTTATAGAGGCGGTAATCGCATTAACTAACTATGGCAACATTTACAGATTTAAGCGAACTCAATGATTATGAGATACCTGCGTCCGGTGAAACCATTGAGATAAACATAGCAGAGAACTTTTACGGCTCATATGAACTGGACGGGTCAAATATTGCCAGTTTTAATGCGGAAGACGGAAATGATGTTGGGGAAGTATATGCAGGCGATGATGCGTATAGTTTTTATGGACTTATTGGAGAAGGAGAAAGTGTTACTATTACCTTTGAAGTGCCTCAAAACCAAAATATAAGCGTTATATCTTTTAGCATTGCGTTTTATGACACAGGAGGCAGTCCGCTTGGGGATTGTTTATTCCACCAAGAAGCAGGGAGTTCTCCGGCTCCGGTCTGGGGAGATGGGCAGCACAAGATATATCGTAGTGGCCAACAGGTTATGAAGATGTACCGTAACGGGGAGTTGATTTATTTAAGGCTCAATCCACCGAGCGAAGAACCAGTACCGCCTACGCCGGAGCCAACCTGGCAATGGGTGGAGATTACCTCTGATTTTGACCACAGTCTCCCTTTCACCAAGGTCAGGTGGGACCTCTCCAAATCCGCCGCTTGGGCCACTGTGGACGGGTACGGGGTCAACGGGTTCCTCTCCGAGATACCCGGTGTTAACGCTGACGGGCTCCGTTGGTCCGAGGTGAGTGGCTCCACTTACGGTTACGCCGGCGCGAACCGTTTCAGTTTAAGGGCGCCTGCCGGGTTAAGTAACGGCTATGTCTTCTCCTGCAGGGCTGAATCCTTCACCGACCATAGTATGACCCAATACGGGACGCAGGTCTCCGAAAATGTGTATGAATACACATATCCTGTCACAATGTATTGGGGTGGTATCGGTATACCTCTCAACCCCTATAACGCGCAGGAGGGAACCGGTGTGTTTGTCTATGTTTTGATGTAAATCCCGCAAATGAATAAAAGATATTTACAATAAAACCGACCATTATGACCAACATTCTTTTCATATCGGAAGACTTTGTCAAAACCAACAGCGGCCTTAACGACAACCTGTTCGGGAAGTTCCTCCTCCCCGCGATGCGGGAAGCCCAGGATGTCTATCTCCGGCAGATTATAGGCTCAACCCTCTACGACAAGATTACCGGTCTCATTGACGAGGAGACCATAGGCGAGGAGGGGAACGCCCTCTACAAGGAACTGCTTGACAACCAAATCCGCCCGTATCTCCTTTACCAGACGCTTGTCCAGCTCATACCCGTCATAAACGCCAAACTGGCGAACTTCGGCTCCACCCAGTCAAACGACGAGCACCTTGTCAACCTGTCCCAGGGGGATGTGGTGGTCCTCACCGGGCACTACCAGGCGAACGCCGATTTCTACGCCAGAAGGCTCCAGGAGTTCATCCTCAACCACTGTGAGGACCTTGACATTGACACCTGCGCCTGTGAGGGGATAAGGGCCAACCTGCTGAACGCCGCCACCACCGGGGTCTTCCTCGGGGGGCAGAGGGGCAGGGTACTCGTCAAGGGTCCTCTCTCGTACAAGCGCTGATTTTATCGTTAAGCCCCGGTATGAGGGGCAGTATTCGCGAGATGACGGCCTCCGTATCCTGGCCGTCATTCATTGTATATGTGAAGGAGTAACGCAGTCCGTTTTTCGTCGCCCTGTCGTTCTCCGAGGGAAGGGTGTAGGTTATTATGGCGGCGCCGCGTCTCTGCAGGAGGCTGTCGGGGAAAAGGTTGAGGAGGTCATAACCGATACCGGTTATTTCACCGTAGAGAAGAGGAGAGTCGGTCAGTCCGGCGGGAGTGCCGCACTGCCCCTCAACCGCGAGGCTTCGGAATCCGTCGGTGTGCCTGATTACCGTCACACTGCCCCCCTTTCCCCGCCTTTCTGTGATTGTGAAAGGATATTTCCTCCTGATTTTAGCGCAAGCCATAATGAATGTTTCTCTAACACTAAAGTACGGATTTTTTCAAAAAAAAACAACCCCGGGGTCTTCTCCCCGGGGCTGCGCGTACAAAAATAATCATAACATCCAATGACAGAGTCAAAGAACTTATATTGAATAAAAAAGAAAAAACTGTCAGCCAAAAGGGGCCGGGCACAACGGCCGAAACACACAATCCTGTCAACCGGGCCCCGCCCCTTTCCATTTTTACTCGGATTTTTGAAAAACTTTTCCGTTTCTCTTACACCATTAATATACGGACATTATCTGAAAAAAACAAGAAAAAAAACATACATATATCCAAAAAGACCCTAAAAGATATTTATAGAAAAGATTTAGGTTATGACGCTTTACGAGATAATAGGAATATTCAAGAGGATAGCGCTGACGCAGCCGAACATAAGGACCGCCACCGACGGCAGCATATACGATGTCCTCAACAACAACCCGTCAATCCAATACGATGTCTTCCATATTCAGCAGACCACCCACCAGGAGGACTTTGAGACCGATTACTACGGGCTTACGCTTTTCTACGACACCAGGCTTGACGACGACCTTGAGAGCAACAGGCTCCTCTACCAGTCAACGGGGAAGGAGTTGCTGGGAAACATCATACGCACATTTTGTGAGAACTGGGGCATTGACTTCCCCACAATCACATACACCCCCTACACACAGCGGTTCGTCAACCTTGACTGCGGCGTCTACTGCAACATACGGCTTGAGGTTCCCAAGGACATCATATGCGCTGACGACTACCTGGCGGAGGTTGTGCCCGGCAGCGGCATCAAGCTCCAGGATATGGGCATCACAATCACCCAGAACGGCCTGATTGTGGTCACACCGGGCGCCGAGTACGACGGTATCGGTGAGATAAGGATTGAGACCAATGTCCCGCAGACCACCGCGGAACTGCAATATAAGGAAGTGGAATACACCGAGAACGGGGAATATTCGGTCCGTCCCGACCCCGCTTATGACGGTCTCACCGAGGTCGCTGTCACCGTTGATGTCCCCGACCGCTACGACGAGGGATACGACGACGGCAAGGAGGACGGCGCCGCGGAGCAGAAGGCGAAACTCGTCCCGACGGCGGTGACCGAGAACGGCACATATAGCCGCCCCGACGGCTTTAGCCAGATAGTCGTCGCGGTGCCCCAGACCGGACAGACCATAAACAACCAGGATAAGCAAGTTATTTTGGACCACCCCACCTTTTTTACAGTCGACTTTCCGGAAGGTCGTTCCGGATGGTACACACAGGAGGTGATTGTGAGAGCCGATAGTGGTTATACCGGTCTCGGAACCGTCACCGCCGCCACCGACTTTGAGCCGACAGAGGCTATCAGTTTCGGTGAGGAAAGGCAAAAGGAAAAACTTATCGCAGTAACTTTTTCAGCCAACGGTGTATATAATAGGGTCGATGGATGGTCCTCGGTGACAATCAATGTCCCGCAGGGACAGGGATACGAGGAAGGTTATGAGGACGGGGAGGCCGCGCAGAAGGCGAAACTCGTCCCGACGGCGGTGACGGAGAACGGCACCTATTCAAGGGAAGACGGCTTCAGTCAGATAGTCGTCGCTGTCCCCGACCGCTACGACGAGGGTTATGACGACGGCTATGACGCGGGATTCGCCGCGGGAGCAGCCGCTTGCTCGGGTCTCCAAGCCTCCTCCATAACGCTGAATGTCGCGTCAGCGATAACCGATAACGGCACAGCAACTACAACCTATTCTCCCTCAACGGCTTATACAGACATATATTACACTTCCAGCGACCCCTCAAAGGCGACCATAAACGAGAACACCGGGGCAATCACAGTGAAGGCCAACGGGACGGTGACGATTTGCGCCAGGGACCGTATGAGCGGGTTGAGGGACTGCAAGCAGGTGGCTGTCGCCCGTTCAACGCCGTCAAACGCCAATGTGCTTGATTTCATCTATGTCACAACGGGCGCCAACCAGACGAATGTCTTGTTCAACGGTACGGCGCAGGGGGACAACACATTTTTTGACAAGTTCTACAACGCGATAATCAGAATGGATATAGACGGCGTACCGGTGCAGAAGAGCGAGGCCAACATAAACACCCTGAAGCCCTACAAGCGGTATCTCCACACATTCCCCACCGCCGGAAGGCACAATGTGAAATACTATATGTCAAGGCAGGTTATTGACGCTACCTCCCCGGGTTTCGTCCTCACCGATTTGATTTTCGGCGACAATCTGGGGGAGAAACACCTTGTGGAGGCGAATGTCGGCAGTGGTTATGAGAAACTCGGGGACGGCGTCTTCCAAGGCGGCAGTGAGCTCACAGCGGTCACCCTCCCGAACACAGTGACCGACCTGGGTCCCTACACCTTTGAGTATACGGCTATCCGGAGGCTGACCATACCGGACAGCGTAACCGGCATAACGGTCATATCCCCCGGCACCGAGATTGAGACGGAGGGCCTGTTCAACCATTGCGAGCAGATGACCGGGGTGACAATCGGCAAGGGGCTCACTTCCATACACCGCTACACATTCAGGGGCTGCACCGCCCTGCGGAATGTTGAGATGCGCCGCGCCACCCCTCCCACAATCTCCGAGCATTTGTTTGATGACTGCCCCAACCTGGCGCACATATATGTCCCCGCCTCCGCCGTCAACGCGTACAAGACGGCGTCCGGTTGGAGCGCGTACGCGAATAAGATATCAGCGAGTTCTTAAAGAGTTATGGGAGAGATTGTTAAAGATTTCTGGGTTGGGATGCCCTGGTACCTGTACCTTATCCTTATCCTGTCCTTCGGGATGATGGTGGCAAGTTTCATAGTGCCCCCTCTGGGCGCCATAAGCCCGACGGTGTTGCAGGGGGTGGCCCTTATCCTGGGTTTCACCTGGCTGTTCTACACAACGGCCAACATCCCTGTGTTTATTGAGAGGGGGGCGAAGATAAAGGCGAAATGGAAGGACGCCGAGATAGAGATTGGAAGAAAAAAGGAGGAGAACAAGGATGGAGACACCGAGACACTTTAGGCTTGAGGAGTTTTTAGATAGTTCCACTGCCAGACAAAAAAGTATCCAAAACAGTCCCTCCTGGGAAATCGTTGAACACTTGCTTGAACTTGCAACTTTCCTTGACGGGATGAGGGAGGCCTGGGGAAGCGGAATCAAGGTTACATCCGGGTTCCGCAACGAGGACCTGAACAGCGCTGTCGGAGGCGTTGAGACCTCCGCCCATATGTCTGGCTACGCCGCGGACATCGTCCCCTCCAACGGCAGGTTTGACGCCTTTGTGGGCTTCCTCAAGATATGGCTGAAAGACAAGGGCTTTGACCAGTGCATCATAGAGGAGAACAAGAGGAAGGGGACCAGGTGGGTCCATTTCGGATTGAGGAACCGCAAGGGGGAGCAGAGAAGGCAGCTGTTCAATATGAGTGTATGACACTTGAAGATTTGATACTTTTTCAAACCTACGGGATAAGGGGGTACGCGGATTGCCCGCCAGAGCCACCAGAGAAGCCCCAGGAAAGCGTTAAAGAAGAAAAATGAGTTAGTACCCGTCCAGGGGTTAAAGTGTCTGAAAACGCCTTAAAATGAGAAATAAAGGCATATAATTTTTTTACATTTTTCCTTTTCTTTTTCAAAAAAAGTTTGTATTTTCTATACAAAGAAGATATTTATTGTTGAGACCGCAATGGAGCACTGGTCAGAACAAACAGACATACACATAGGTTTCTTTTAATGGTAACTTTGTCAATCTCGGTAATAGGTCAGTGCTCCAACACAAAATGCGACTTATTGCCGGGATTTTTTTTTATGATAGAGGGAGGGTACGCTGACGAGAAGGCGACCCATTAAGATAGAAGTTCATTGAAGGCTGAAGATTGCCGGCTCCGTTCAGGCTATCAAATTAAGAAGGTTCCACCCTTTGAGGTGCGGTAAGGTCCTTTGGATAGCCGGGCGCTTGTGTTCAGGTCGGGTTCGCAAACCGCTGGGGGCAAAACGGATTAAGCGGGGCAATATAAGCCAACTCAATGAGAATGTTAGGTGAAGCATTAAAAGCACCTTTGGGAACTTGTCTGGGAAGTGATAGTACCAAGCCACTCATACCAAAGTACAATCCGTTAGAGGGACGCAACACAACGGAAGCGAAAGGGATGCTGGAGACAGTGAGGCAATGAGCGTTGCACCTGGTTTATCAGGGGAAGTGTCTGGTTTCAAGCGATAACACCGGCTTGGACTGCTCACTACGAAAGAAGTAGGAATTGAGTAGGAGTTCCTGCCTGGGATATACCACTATCCCGGGTAGGGGTCTCTGTTCTCAAAAATTAAAAGAAAAAATATTTTATCTAATATGTTTTAGATAATCTTTGGATATCTATTCTTTCATAGATATTTTGGGGATTTTGTGTTCTTTTTTTGAGAGAGGGAGGGTATCTAACTCCAAGAGCACTCCCTAAAGATAGAAGACTATCGTCTGGTATTATTTTCCTTATTCCTATTGTAAAAATAGAGAATAAGGTATTTTTTTCCATATTCAATAACTTTTTTAGGTATTTTTGTAGATTTTCTCTCAAAGAAGATAAGTTTGGCACAGTATTTGTATATGTATAGATATCCTTGAAAGGAATACCAAATATATTTTAATAAAAAAAAATTAGATTTATTTGTTTTCTATTAAAAAAGGATGTATCATAGTGATGTAAGTAAAACTTAATTATTATTTATATGTACAATTTCAATGAAAATGACCAGATTTGCGGTGGTGTCGCCGCTGTCGCCGAGATTTGCGACAAGTACGGTTTCCCTTTTAAGGCGGAGGACCTGGAGTACAATGAGGGTATGAACGAGTGGAACTTCACTCCTTTTGACAGCGGTGCAGGTATTACCTGTTACGATGGAGACTGGACCCTTATCAACTTCAACAACTGGAACACCAGGCTCATTGACTTCTCAAGGGACCTTGATATGTTTGACGAGATTGCAAAAGCCCTCGCTTAATGTTCAACCAATGGGGGTATGGATAATCCCAGCCCCCTTCAAAAAAAGAAAAAGATATGACACAGATTGATTACACTAATGATTTAATAGCACTTGTAACAACTATTGAACTTGCTAATGACAAGGGTGACTACGAAGCAGTAAAAGAAATGGGAAACGAGTTGAAAAAACTTCTGAAGAAGATGTCAAAGAGCCTTAATACAGAAGAGTTTTGCAATGCTTTGGAAATCACCAAACTAATAACTTCTATTGTCTAATCACCATTTTTTATCAAAAAAAACTTAAAATATTTCTTCCAAGAAATAAAGTTTGGCACAGTTTTTGTAATAGTATAAGTGTATTTGAAAAACATTGTTTAACATTTAAAAAAAAGAGAATATGGAAAAAAAGATGATTGAGAGCCTTATTTGGCAGGTATTTAATGGCAAGCTGACCAACAAGAGAATCCCATTGAATTATAGGGATGCCTTGGAAATCCCTGGACGAGATATTGTCCTCAAGTTTATGACAACGAGTGAGCATACTTTTAGGACTGGATGCAATCACCGGAACTCTTGGGGAATCCTTATGACCAATTGGGAGAAAGACAAGTATGGTTTCCCTATCAGCAAAGACGAGAACGGATATTATAACGGCAGCCCGGACAAAAAGACCTTCCCAATTTACTGGTACTTTGACGGAAAATCTGCTGACATTCAAAAAAACGCAGACCAGATTGTGAGTGCAATGGCAGACGATATTATGATGTTCATTGGAGAGTAAGTTTAACCATTTAATACAGACAGATATGAACATTAAAGAAAAGACGCTTGCACAGTTGCTTAAAATGATGGCAAAGTGCTATGACAAGATTGACAGTTATGAATACGGCTGTCCCCAAGATGTTTATGAAAAGCAAATGTCCAAGATTACGGAGATTTCCAACGAAATAGACAGCCGCTATGGTGCTATTAGTATGGGTGACTTGTTAAAGATTGCAGCAACAGAAAACGCTTAATACAGAGAGATATGACAAAAGCAGAAAAAGCGGCAAAGATTATTGCTGACGAAATCAAAAAGAACATTGCTGTCCTTGAAGCCAAGTTTGGTTATGAGGAAATGTTAGCCAGGTGTGGCAGGATTCTTACAATAGACAGGATTGCTTATTTTAATGACGAGCATAACGGGGATTGCAAATACGGCAGATATATGACCGGTCTTGCTCTGTATATGTATTACATAGAGAGATATAACGAACAATATGTTGAGCGTAAAGACCAGGAAAGACTTGATGAACTGTTCAGAACCGCTTGCAGAGAGGCTGGTTATGACCAAAAAGCGGTAGATGGTCTTCGCTGGGGTGGTAGAAAGGATATTCGTATGAGAGTTCTACCGAAAGTGGTTGAGTTCTTTGATGAGGATTTCTTAACCGATTCCAAAGAGGCTTATAAGAAAGCCTGGGCAGAGCGGCAACCGGAAATAAACTATTGCTGGTAAGCACAAGGAGGAATAAGATATGGAAAGAGAGTTCAACCTGAATAGCGGTACCTGCTTCTGCGCCCTCGTATGCGCCCAGGACGAGGCCAGGGCCAAGGGGATAGAGCCGAACAGCCAGGCCTGGCTTGATTTTGTCGGTAAGAGGAAATATGAGATATGGGAGGAACTGGAGAACAAGACATACCGGTTTAGTGCCGCCGATAGAATGTGAAAGTCCGAAAATCCACAAAAATACCCGGAGACGAATGTGATTTTGGAAAAAAATGCCTACCTTTAAGCCATAATTAAATCGCAGCATTATGATTGAGAAAAGGTATGTATATGTTATCCACTACTTCTCTATGAGGTTGGATACAGGAGAGATTAAGGACAAAATCTGGCTTGAAGGAAACCACTACTACGCCAAACAGTTCTTCAACATTCGCAAGGATATGATTGACAGGGTGGTGGGGAAGAAACCGAGGATTGTGGAGTTTGAGAGGCGGGGCTACTATAATGTGGAGGTTGAGGCTCCCGGTAACGGTTTTGACGGGCTCACCACCATTATCTACACACTTTCTATGACAAGGAAGAAGGTGCGGTTCTACGAGCTTAAAGACTTGGCATTAACCCAGGAAGATTTGGAAAAGGTATGTTGAGCATTGACAGAAACATCTACAAGCAATACAAGGACGGAGAGATAAGCACCAAAGAGGTTGCTGACTACCTGTTGAGGACCTATCCTGTGACGGAGATAGCGTTGGCCCTCGCGGAGACCTTGGATTTTGATTATAAGCCCATTACAATCACCCAGGAAGAGTTCGCCCTCCACTTCCGTATACGGGGCATAAAGCCCGACGGTACCCCGGAGAACAGGGGGAAGAGAAAGGACAGGACACCGTAGGGCGAGAGACATTCAATGACCGGGAGGATTTTTTTTCAAAAAGTCCTCCTTTTTTTTATTCCATACTATTTATAAAAAAAGGAAAAAAAACATTTGTTTTTTTATAAAAAAGACTGTATATTATAGATGTAAGGAATAACAAACAAAACAAAAGACATTATGATTATCAGAGGAAAAAACATCGGAAACTTTAATGAGAAAAAGTTTCAGAACGCTGTCAGCTTGATGACAAGAGACTATGTACAGATTACTCGGAAAGACAGGCTCTACTTCTCTACAATGTCAAAGAAAGAGGAACTGGCTTGGGAAAACGAAAGAATCTCCGACTACTACAACAACTTCAAAGCGAAGGAACTTGAAGAAATGCTGAAAAACTGGGAGGCTTAAAAACCTCCCTATAAGAGATAACACTAAAAGACAATGACAAAAAAGGAAATCTATGACAAGATTATTCGTTCAATCAGCGAGGCCGGGAACTTTTGGCCGACAGAAGGGGCTTCTGTGAGGCTGTTGGCGATATATTGGGCGGACACAAGGAACGGCCTATTCCTGTGGCTGGAAAACGGGAAGGATTTGTCCCTGCACACCCAAAAGAACCTCTACGAAAATGTGATGAATACGGGCGAGATACCCGTTAAGGGGGACACCCTTGAGAAACAGGCGAGGAATGCGGCCAGGAAGATATGGTGGACAATCAAGTTGCACCCGGTCAGGAGAATGTATCTCTATTGGATTGGAGACTAAATAATTGATAATAAGTAAGATAAATGGCAACATTAAGGGAAGAGAATCAGAAAGAACTTTTAAGACAACTTGAAGACATTTTTGTGGGAAGAGTTGAGGATGTGCCTATGACCGGCAGTATCCTGTGCGGCAAGACCGCCGATGATGTCCTGCGGGAAATAAAAGATAAGGAGGGAAAGTAATGGATAACTTGAAGAAGATAGAGGCGGCAATCAAGGACAGGACGGGGCAGGATGAGATAGTCAAATACCTTATTGAGAATGTCACAACCAAAGAAATGGCCGAGTATCTGGCGAACGCGCTCTATGAGTTGGAGAAGGCGAAGACCCAGAAGGTGATAAGGATAACCCAGAGCGATTTTGACAAGCATTTCCGCATCATAGGGTTTAAAAGCGACGGCACCCCCGAGACGAGGGGCGCCAACCGCTGGAAGAAGTGACGCTAATCTGTTGTTCATAGTATTCTTTTGTTTGTTTGTACGGGGGAAGGTCACAAGCCTTCCCCTATTTCTATTTCTTTGAAGGCGTCAAAAACGGTACTTGAGAAGACCTTCCCGTAGTGCCTGGTCTGTTTCGTTGAGTTGTGCCCCATACATTTCGCGGCAATCTCATAGGAGAACTTGTACTTGTTGAGCAGTTCCCTGCAATAGTAATGGCGGGCCTTGTGGAAGGTGAGGTTGGTCTTAATCCCGCATTTCTCCTGCAGGGGTTTCAGGTAGTCGTTGGCTTTCTGGTTGCTTATCCTGGGAAGCCTGTACTCATATCTCCTCGCGATTCCCAAGGCGTCGGGAAGGACGACCACCGTATACTCAACATTGGTCTTGGCCCTTTTCTTCTGGAGGTAGGTCTGCCCGTTCGCGTTCACCTTGAAATCCTCCGGTACGACCTTTTGTGTGTCGCAGTAGGCAAGCCCGGTCCCGCAACTGAAGCAGAACAGGTCCCTCACCCTCGCGAGCCTGGGGGACCCGCTCAAATCAACGGAGAGCAGCCTCCCGTACTCCTCCTCGGTTATGGTCTCAATGTCCGTCTCCACCTTCTTGATTTTGTAGCCGGCGAACGGGTTGACCGGGATAATCCTGTTCTCCTCCCCGTATATGAACACCCCCTTCAGCTTGGTGAGCATTCCCGCCGCCGACGAGGGCTTGTAGGACTTGCAGACATAATCCGCGAAGTCCCTGATTTTCCCCTTGGTGATTGTGTCCAGGAAGTCTGTCGGGAGGGTGTGAGTTCTCTCAAGGAACAGTTCCCAGATGTACTCGTATTTCCTCACCACCCCCTTACTCACACCTTTCTCCATTATGTGGGTATGGAACTCCTCAAAGAGAAAGCCCACATTCTCGGTCGGCGAGGTGTAACCGTTGCGTATGAACTCCTTGAAGGCCTGGGCGGTGACCTGCTTGCCCCGCAGTATCAGCTGGGTCTCAAAAGCCCGCAGCGCCGCCTCCACAGCCCCGAGATGTTCCCGCAGGGGTGATGCCTGCCTTTGGGACAGGAGCCTCTGGAATGTCCTGGAATCGGCTCTCCTGGGGAGATTGACAAAGAACCTGTCGCCGTTCACATTGACGGCCATTTCAACCGGGGACAGACCGTCCTTCCCCGTCTTTGATGTCCGGCAGTAGAAGTTGACGGACAAGGTGCTAACCATTCGTCGCATAACGCGTAAAGTTTTAAGAGTTAAACAATTGGACGCGTTATGTGGCCTCTTTTTCCCCTGGGCTACAATTCCGGGCGGATTGCGAATAACAAAAACGCCCCTTTCGTACCTTTTGAGGTGCTTAAGAGGCGTTTTCCTTAATATTTGCGGTGCGGAAGGGGCTCGAACCCTCGACCATCCATATATCATTGTAAGCCTCTCTGTACCAATCAAAAGCGCTTCGCTATCCTGGGCTATCTTGCTTTTCCGGGCCACATTTAGCGTTCCTTCAAGCAAATATACGGAAAAAAACCTTTACTCTTTCACCCCCAGCCTCTATTTTTTTGAAAATAAACCTATTTATAGAAAAATAGAGGATATGAACGAGAAAACGAGATTGGTTTGGGGAGTAATCAAAAACATCATTGAGGAAATCTGGATAGTCCTGGTAATCCTCTGGAACCTCCCCGTAGGATTGGTTGAGGCGATATGGCTCGCGCTGACGGACCGCCCCCGCTTCAAGGCGAACTGGGAATACCTCAAGGACGCGATAAGGGATAAATCCAGGAGGTTATGACGGAGGAGTACATCAAGGCGGGGTTCCGGTGCGACAAGCCTGGCAAGGTAAGGCTGGTGAGGCAGTTACAGGCGGACGCGGCGAGGAAGGGTAATTATTTGAAGATAGACCTGCAGGAGAACGATGACACAGCCCACATAGACATATACATCACCGCCTACACAAAGGAAGGGAGGGAGATAGCCACATACGCGATTGAGTTCAAGGAGAGGCCAGACACCGGTCACACAGACTGTTTTGACTGGCTGGTTGAGGACGGGAAGGAACACTGGCTCAAGGAAGCGGAGAAGCGAGGCTACACCCCCCTTTATTCGTATCTATGGTCAGATAACTACTACGCCCTGTGGAATATCAACACCTGGGACAAGAGCGAGCCGAGACCCGTTTCCAAGAAGCGTCACACAATGGGCAACTATAACGAGAGCAAGAAGGTTTATATGAACAGTTTTGTGACCTTGGGCTCCGCGATAAAGCAAGGATACCTAAACTAATGCAAGAGCTCATAGATTTTATTACACTGTTAGGTTATTTAGCCATTGTATGTCTGCTGATAATGTGGTGTTGGAACTGGCTTATGCCTTTACTTTTTGGTCTTCTGACTATAACCTTCTGGCAGGCTTTCGGTTTGAGGGTTCTGGCGACGGCACTCATAAAACGGTCCGATGACACCAATAGAGCAAATAGGCAATGATAAACTGGTAGAGGCCATCGCGAGGAATATGCGGGTCACTTCCGACTACTTTGACGATTTGTGCCAGGAGGTCTATTTCATCTTACTTACCGGATACACAGAGGAAAAGCTCCAGGAAGCCATTGACAAGAAGCAGATAAACTACATAATCACCAGCATAATGAAGAACCAATGGTTTTCCTGCACAAGCCCCTTTTACCGCCAATATAAGAAATACAACATAAACAAGTACATTTTGGGGCAATACCGCGACGAGGACGGCTACAAGGAGGAACCAGATGAAGAATAAGAAAGAGGAATACACACCGGAGGAGTTGAGGAGGCTTCTCCGGGAATACAGCGAGAGGGAGGAGGACATAATGGAGGACACCGACGAGCTGCTGGACATCTACGAGGCTGTCGGGGCCATACCGGAGGCGGACAGGATAATCCTCTACCTCTACGCGGAGTTGGGGTCATTGAGGGCTGTGGGAAGAACCCTGGGCGTATCATACTCAACGGCGAGGAAGGCGGTCCAGGAGATAAAGGAAAAAATATTTGACAATCTATATGGTAATACTTAATCTATTCATAATCAGCGTAATATGGGTCTTAATCCTGGATTTGTCGGGGTTTGCCCTCACTATTGACAAACTCCTTTACAGGATATTCTATAAGAACAGACCGTTCAGGGATGACGCGCGTTTCAAACCCTTTGACTGTAGCCTCTGTATGACCTGGTGGACCTGCCTTATCTACCTAATAGTAATCCACAGCCTCACACTACCATATATAGCCCTCTCCCTATTATTCGCCTGGGGCACAACAATAGAGAAAGATGTTCTCATTTTCGTAAAGGACCTAATCACCAAGATAATAGATTGCCTTTACACCCTTTTCAAACTATAAAGATATTTCTATAAAAACCAACGATATGTTTTACACAAAGGAACAGATAGATAAACTGGAGAAATACAGGAAGACATTTGAGACCGCGGTCCATTCAGGTTTCGCGAGGAATGTGGGCAGCGTAGCCCTCAAGGAGATAGAGGAGGTCTACGACACCGCCTACGGCTCCCACTACTCATATAATAGCGGCTGCTCGGTCTGCGTCCTTGGTTTCTTAAAGAGGGTCGGCGAGCCCTTCCTCAAGGAGGCGGAGATATACAGGAGAAAGGAGGAGAGGGAGAGACAGGAGACCTTCCCCCCGGATGTTGAGATGAAAGACGGGACAATCACAGTGAGTTTTGACAGGGCGGAAGCGGAAATGGAAGCGTTAAAAACTAACACCGCCGAGCCGCCAAAAACTAATAAGAGGACAAGGAGGAAAAAGGAAAATGGCACAGAATAACATCTCAATCTTTGACAGACCGGAGCAGATAGACGCGGTAATCAACGCCAAACTCGCCAATATGCCGCAGACCGGGGGAAAAGCGAACACAAAAGCGAACGCCTGGACCAAAGAGGAACTGGAATTGAGGAACGCTGTCATTATGCAATATATCTGTGAGCAGGGACTGTCAAAGGACAGGACCGCCCACCAACTCACAGCGAGATGGAACATAGCCTTGAACACAGCGAGGAAATGGGTCAAGGCCGCGATAGACGATTTCGCGAGCACATACGCGGAGGAATCCCAGGAAAAGAACAGGAAACTGTGGCTTGAACGCTGTGAGCAAATCCTCCAGGACGCGATAGACACCAGGGATAAAGGTAACGCGTTGAAAGCCTTGGACTTGATAGGTAAATCTATGGGTATCTTCACAGAAAAGAAAGAGGTTCAAGTGGATGGCGATGTTGATATAAAGTTTGACTTCCAATAGAAAGTTGAGTGGCAAAAGGAGTTAGGACATACAAGGGATTCAAGCCGTACCTCCACCAGGCGGATGTGATAGCCGAGTTGAGGGACGCGAGGGGCACAGGGAAGATAGTCACCGTCAATTCCAGCCGCCAGAAGGGGAAGAGTTATATGATTAGTAATCTTCTCCTTTACTTCGCCATAAACTTCGCGAGGACGAACAATTATTGCGTCAGCCCCACCCTGAAGCAGTCCAAAGCCATATACAGGGTGATTATGGACGCGATAGGGAACAGCGGGGTGGTGAGGACAAAGAACGCGACCGACCTCACAATAACCCTAATCAACGGGAGCACAATCAACTTCAAGTCAGCGGAGCAGAGGGACGCGTTGAGGGGATTCACAGCGGATTTCCTCTGCATTGACGAGGCGGCTTTCATACCGGACGAGATATTCTACCTGATTCTCCCCTGGACGGACGCGAAGAAGGCGCCGATACTTATGACAAGCACACCGTTTGTGAAGGGCGGCTTTTTCTTCAACTATTTCAACTACGGGCTGGAACATTCCCACAACACAACGACGATAAACTGGAGTGACCCGAAATACAAGGAGAGCATAGAGAGGATTTTGCCCCCGGAGAAACTTGAGGAGTACAGGTCAGTGTTGCCCCTGAATGTCTTCAAGACGGAATACCTGGGTGAGTTCCTTGACGATGACGGGGCTGTCTTTGTCGGCTTGAAAGACATTTTATGCGACACAGCGATTACGCCGTCTGACAGGTTGTATGTCGGGCTGGATTTCAGTAACCAGGGCGAGAATGACTACACCGTCATAAGCATATTCAATGACAAGGGGAACCAGGTGTATATCAAGTACTTCAACAACACAAGCCCGTTGGGGCAGATAGTTAAGATTGTGAAGGAACTTGAACCCTTGGCGGACCAGATAGATGTAATTGCCTGTGAGTTAAACAGTATCGGTACCCCATACACCGATTTGATAAAGGAGAAGTCACAAATACTTGAGGATAAGGTGGAGGGCTTCCAGACCAGCAACACAAGCAAGAACGCGATAGTGCTGAATATGCAGACCGCCATAGAGAACAGGAATGTCACACTCCTCCCGGACGACAAGGAGATAAGGGAGTTCGGCTATTTCACCGCCACATACAATCCCAAGACCAGGAATGTGAGCTACGCCGCCCCCCAGGGACTTAACGACGACACCGTTATGGCGACCCTCATAGCCTACGACGCTTACAGGCAGGGCTCGGCTGTAGGAAGTTACAGTTTAGGGTTCTCCTGCGGCAATAAACGATAACATATTACTGATTATGACATATTACGATTTGACCATTGAGAAGTACCAGAGGATGATGGAGGTCCTGGAGGAGACCGGGGACGAGCTCGCCGCGCAGGCCACCCTATTGGCGATACTGGACGACTGCCCCGTAGACGATATCCTGGACCTGCCCCTCTCCGCTTACAAGGCGAAGGCGGCGGGACTGTCTTTCCTCGGCGAGCCCCTCAACCCTAAACCCGTATGCCCCAAGACCCTCGCGATAGGCAAGGAGGTGTTTGAGGCGGTCAGGGATGTCAGGAAGTTCACAGCCGGGCAGTACATTGACTACAACACCCTCATAAAGAGCGAGGATTTCAACCAGGTGATTCATAATGTCCTGGCCTGCTTCTTCGTCCCCAAGGGCAAGGATTACGGGAAGGACTACGACATTATGGAGGTGGCGGAGAAGATAAGGCGTAATGTCTCAATAGGCTTCGCGATGGATGTCTGCTTTTTTTTTCAAAAGAGGTCGATAGCTTCAATCAACAGTATGCTGGACTATTTGGTCTTGACGACAAAGATAAGGATGAGGAAGGCCGGCAGGGAGACGAGACCGAAGCTGAAGGAGGCGGTGGAGAAGATGGAGCTATTGAGGGATTCTTTCAACGCTGGAACTGGTTCTATAATTTAGATGCGGTGTCAGACACTTTAAGGATTAGTTGGGATGAGGTGCTGCAAAAGTCTGTGGTTGAGTTCCTTAACATATTATCATACAGGAAGGACAAGAATAACTGGGAAAAGGAGAGCATAAGGAGGGCGAACAACATAAATGGACGGGATTATTAGATGGGACAACCTTCAGAGGGTTCTGGGCGAGTTCGCGGTTGAGCTGCGGAACAGGTACCAGGACAACCTCATAAGGGACGGGAAGATTGCCGGCGGTAACCTTCTCAACAATATGGAGTACAAGGTTGAGTCCGGGGACAGGAGCGTAGAGGTGTCCCTGCGGCTTGAGGACTACTGGAAATGGGTTGAGGAGGGAAGAGGCCCCGGGAAGTTCCCCCCGCCCGACAGGATAATGGAATGGATAAGGGTCAAGCCCGTCATTCCCGACAACAGGACCGGCAGGCTCCCCACAGAGAGGCAGCTGGCGTTCCTCATAGGCAGGAAGATAAGCGAGGAGGGGATAAAGCCCGGGCACCAGTTGAGGGAGGCTGTGTCCGACATTATGGGCGAGTTTGAGTCCAGGATTGACGAGGCGATAAGCAGGGACATTGACGCGGGGTTTGATGTCCTGTTCAGTTCATTTTTCAACGGGAACTGAACCCCCCGCTCAAAAACACTGACGGAAGAATAAATATTTCACCTAAAAAGGAAAATGGCTACAATCAAGCGCCCCATATGGCAGGACACATACTACACCTCAACGGCGTACACCATCCTGGATTATGTGATAAATGTGACCGGGGGGAGGACAATCTACGAGGGAAGGGCTTACCGCAGACCGGGAGCCTCACAGATAAGTGTCAATATATCAAAGATTTGTCAGGATTATATAAAGGATTCCTTCAGGGACGCGGACTTCCGCACCCTTGTCGGGACCACATACACCCACCAGGACAGTTATGTGGAGTTCCAGCTCCTCAACGCCTCAAACGGCTCCCTTCTCGCCACCTACGGCTTCATCTACGACTGGAGTTACGAGGGGTGGAACGGGGGTACCAGGACTGTCTCAAACCCCATAAACAACCACTGTACGGCGGGGATGTACGCCTTCAACACTGTGTGCTCCACCGTTACGGGCTCCGACTATATGCGGCTGGCGACGACCGTCTCTATGCCCCTCTCCGGGAACAGCTGCGGGGAGTACGCCCTCTATTACAAGAACAGGAAGGGCGGATGGGACTCCTTCCTCATTGAGGGCACCGTCACAAAGAAGGACACCTACACCAAGTACACATACAACAGGTCCTTCAACAACAACACCCTGGAGTTTGAGAACGGGACATACCACTCCCAGATTATCACCTCCTACCAGCTCAACACAGGCTGGCTGTCTGACACCCAGTCGGACAACCTCGCGTTCAACCTGTTGAGCTCAAACGAGGTCTATCTCCACAGCATATGCGACAACAAGGTGTTCCCGGTGGTCATAACGGACAACGAGGCCACCTACAAGACCTACAAGAATAACTCCCGCAGGCTGGTCAACTACCAGATAAATGTTGAGGAGAGCCAGAGGAAAGAGGTGCTTTAAGATATGAGACAAGAGATTGAGCTTTTTCTCGGGGGGAAGCCGGTTGAGTTCAACGAGCCGCCGGAGATACTGTTCTCCTACATAAGGACGGACTACACAGACCCCACCGTACTGCGTAACTCCTACTCCAAGACCCTGACCATTGAGGGCACCCCGAACAACAACCAGATTTTCAACAGCATCTACCACCTGGACAAGATAAGCGACTACGGGACCTTCAACCCCGCCAAGAGGATGGATTTCCAGCTGTTCTCAAACGGTGACATATTGGAGCAGGGCTACGCCAAGCTGGACAAGATAAACAAGGACGGGAAGAATGTCACATACGACATAACATTGTTCGGGGGGCTGGGCGAGTTCCTGTTTAACTTAAGTTATGACCAGACCGCCGAGGGTAGTGATACCAGCAGGGGCGGCGGTGAGGACAGGAGGCTCTCGTCGCTTGTGTTCTATGATGAAACCGAACCTAATAAAGAATTCGATTTTGATATCACCAAGGAGACGGTCGCGGAGGCTTGGGAGGCTTTGGAGAAGGGAACCGGGGCCACAAAATGGCAGTATATCAACTTCGCCCCCGCCTACAACGGCTACCCGGAGGATTTTGACGCGGACAAGGTGCTGATAAACACCCAGGGCTCAACCTGTCCCGTCACCTGGAACAACAACGGTGCGAGCGGGAAGACGGACGGTTTCCCCACCTCAATAACGCAGGGCGAGACCGCTTACAGGACATACAACAACTATGCTATCGGTGAGTTGCCGAAGGAGATGACGGAATGGGAGATGAGGGACTTGAGGTCATATCTGCAAAGGCCCGTTATGTCAATGAAGGGCTTTATAAATGCCATCTCAAACCCCCTGAATAATGGGGGCTATAGCGTTGAGCTCGATTCAAGATTCTTTTCAGACGAAAATATTTGGTACAGCAAGGCCTGGGTCACCCTCCCCCAACTCAAAAAGGACGAGGTTGAGACCGGGCAGAGCGCCAAGACGGAGGTGGCGAACAACATACTGTCCGTAAGCTCCGAGCTTGGGCAGGACTACGATATGAGGTACTACCTCTCCGGTCTGACCGCGGGGGCCGTATACAAGGGCATTAGCCTCACATTCAGTTTCAACACCGTTATGTCCGGTATGCCCGACGAGGTCTACACCACCGTCTATGACTACAACCTGGGAACCTGGGGAAGGGACGCCGGTTATTTCTCCTCAATCTTCGTACAGCTGGTCGGTGAGGACGAGAACGGTGTGGCGATAGCGGGAAGCCCCATATACAACTTCACAAGCCCCTACGGCGACGAGAAGGAGTGGTGGTTCGTAGGTCTGGGGAAGGCGAAGGACCCATCAAAATGGACGACGAGGGAGGAGTTCAAGGATGTCTACACCCCCTCGTTTGAGACCAACGACATTGATAAGTTGGGGTGCTTCCGCAAGACCTCCGGGAACAACTATGTGTGGGAGAGCAAGGACGGGGCCCAGACCGCCTTCACAGCCGAGCTCACCGACAAGTTTGAGTACCACAGGGTCTATTTCAGGGTGACCAAGTGCTGCCGGTGGAGGGATTACAAGAAGGGAGAGCCTGACCTCAACTGCTTTGAGGAGCAGATATTCTCCGGTATGACCGACTCAGAGGCCAAGAGGAGGAGCATCCTGGGCGGGTATGTCAACAGGAGGCTCCAGAGGTGCGGTTTCGGCAGCATAGGCTCTTTCACCACCGACACAATCACCGCCACCACAGCGGTCACACAGACGCAGGTTGTGGGCTCGCAGGTCAAGTACACCGTCGTAAGCGATGTTGTGCGAAGCGGTGACCACATATCAAAGGGCGACCTCCTCAACTTTGACGGGACCCCTTGTGATTACCTTTTGAGTTACTGCAAGCTGTTCAACCTGTACCTCTCCAAGGACACCTACGAGAAGAAGATTTACATAAGGACCAGGGACACTTTCTACAACGGGGGGACCATTGACCTTGACCAGTTCATTGACAGGAGCAAGGAGATAAAGGTGAGCCCCCTGGCGATGGATTCCAGGTGGTACGATTTCGCCTACCCGGAGGACGAGAAGGGGGGCGCCGCCGAGGACTATGACTTCAACTACGGTGTGGAGTACGGCAAGAACAAGGTCCAGACCACATACGAGTTTGACTCCGCCGCGAAGAACCTGTTTGAGGACAACATATACCAGAACGCGGTGCAGGTCCAGGAATCCTCCAAGTACTACACATTGAGGACCGTCCCTTCAAGGGTGGGGCCCCACAGCCCGATGCGGACCGTCCCCACATTCCTCTACACCTCGGTGGACTACAAGCTGTTCGCAGACCCCAACGACACCCTCTCCTCCTGCGCCCTCATACCGCAGAGCGGATACTCGCAGTCGGGATACACCTCCGCGGACGGCAAGGAGGACTGGCTCCCCAAGCTGCAGCTCAACAACGCCAACGACCCCATTGACGGGACGAACATACTCTGCTTCTACGGCGGATTCAAGACGAGCCCCAACATAAACGGGCAGCAGGCGATTTACTACCTGACCGACGACCTGGCGGAGATGTATGTGGTGAACGGCGAGACCCCCTGCTGGCTCTGGACCAAGAGCGAGTACAACGGCTCACAGAAGATTGCCAAGGGTATGACCAAACTCCCGGTCTTCTCCCGTATGCTCTACAACGACGCGGGGGACAGGATTGACTACACCTGGGACTTCGGCAGGGTAAGGGACACATATGTTCCCGTCAAGGCGTACAACGACAGGTCCACAATCTACGAGAGGTGGTGGTCCAAATATATCGCCGACCTCTATAACCCGAATACGAGGGTCGTTGAGGCCTATGTGAAGATGGAGGGCAAGGTTGTGGGCGACTGGCTCCGGGCGATGTACTGGTGGGACAACTGCTACTGGGTTCTCACAGAGATAAATGATTATAACATAACGAGTTATGATACAACCAGGTGCAAGTTTGTGAAGGTCAACGACATCTCCAACTACACCGACGGGATTACGCCCCCCGCGGCGTCCACACCCACAGCGACGCTTGTGCCCGCGAAATATATGATTGACGCGAGCGGCGAGACCATAACCGCGGTGGTGAAGACCTCCGACGGCGGGGCCTGGCATCTTGAGTACCCCTCCTATGTCCATCCCTCCCAGGTGGCGGGAACCGGTGACACCACAATCACCTTGAGGTTTGACAGCAACCCGAACCCTGACGGCAGGGACTTTGACATAAGGGCTTACAGGACGGTCGGGACCAGCACACACTTCTGGCAGGAGGGTACGGAGTCCACAGATAAGGGCCTCTCGTTGACGGGGAACAGGCTCATCTTTGATTACAGGGCGCAATCGTTCAACGGGATAACAATCAACTACCGCAACAGGGGTCAGGACACTGTGAACCTGACCGACGACGCCGACTGGGTGAGCGTATCACCCCTCTACTGGAACGGTGAGAACGCCCCTGTGACCATAAACCTGGAAGCCAACACAGGTTCCACCATACGGAGCACCACAATAGCCGTAAGCGCCGTTACGGGCGGTGTGTCCTCAAACATAACGATTGACCAGCTCCCGGAGACGATAACGATAACCAACAACGGCGGCAGCAAGACCGTATCCACAATAAACAGCGCCTCCGTATCAGCCCTCAACTCATATTGGGCGACAATCAGGACGAGCGGGAACAGCGTCACCTTCTCCGCCAACGCGAACACCGGGGAGACGACGAGGTACGAGGATGTCCGCTTCACAGTGACGGGCGGGGAAATAACCACCTCCGCGGACACACAGCTGGTCCAGGCGGGTGGCGGAGGAAGCCTTCAGGTGTCACCCACAGCCATTACCGCCGACTACTCCGGCGGGGATAAGATTATGACGGTAAACTCAACATCCCCCTGGTCGGCCACCTCAAAACCCGACTGGGTCACACTCTCGCAGTCCCAGGGACCGGAGGGGCAGAGCACAGTCATTGTCACATTCGCCGGGAACGAGGCGGACAGCGCCAGGACAGGCTCAATAACAATAACTGACGGGACGAGGACTGCTACGGTCAGCCTCACCCAGAGCGCGAAGGTGGTCCGTAACTACCTGACCGCGACGCCATCCTCGGTTGAGTATGACTATGTGGGCGGGAACAAGTACATCAACATCAACTCCAGCTCCGACTGGGAGGTGGTGTCCTTCCCTGAATGGATAACCCTTTCCCAGGCTTCCGGGGCCTCCGGCAACACAATCCTCGGTGTCTCGGCGAGCACCAACTGGAGCACAGAGTCAGGGAGGACGGGGACCATCGTTTTGAGGAATGGCGGCAAGACCCTCTCCATACCTGTGTCCCAGGAGAAGAAGATAATCCAGAGAAGGATAAATGTCACACCTTCCTCACTCTACTTTGACTTCACCGGGAACACCAAGTATATCTCTGTGTCAAGCGAGGACAACAACTGGAGCCTGGTCTCCAAGCCGGACTGGATTGTCCTCTCGCAGACCACCGGGGAGACCGGAACCTCCCTTGTCTCCGTTACGGCTCCCGCCAACACCGGGGCGACAACGAAAACCGGGGAAATCATATTTACCGACGGCAACTTCAATGTGAGTGTGGCGGTGGGACAGCCCGCGTCAAGCGACACAAAGACGCTGTCAGTCTCGCCCACACAGCTCTATGTTGAGAACAGCGGCGGCACACCGATAGTCCACATATCCTACGGGAACAGGAACGGTGACGATGTTACGGTCACCTCCTCCGCGGACTGGTGCCACCCGAGCTTCGTCCAATGGACAGGCGACACAGGAAACCTGGTGCTGACCATTGACAGCTACGGGCGCAACGACGAGAGGGTCGCGACGGTCACCATAACCTCGGTCCTTGACCCGACCCTGACGACGACATTGACGGTGAGACAGAAGTCGCTTCCTTTCATCTCCCTTTACCCGTCCTGGATTGACTTTGAACAGACCGGCGGCACAGAGAGCCTGATACTGCGGAGCAACACCAACTGGATAATTGACATAACAGACACAACGAATAATGGCTAACACTACCAACTGGTTGAATATCTCGGCGACGAGCGGGTCAAGCGGGGAAACCATCCTGACCCTCTCCGCCAACAAGAACCTCTCCCTTTATGACAAGAGGGCGGAGATTACGGCGTACAACCCGGTTTACAACATCTCGGCGAAGACATATGTGACGATTCAGTCCTTCGCCCCCATAATTGAGCTCTCGCCGGCCATCATAGGCGTACCGGACACCGGGGGGACATTCGAGCTCAATATCAGCGCCAACTGCGCCTGGGTCATATCATTCCCTGATTTGGTGACAAGTTACTCAACATCAGCCGGTACCGGGAACGCGACAGTGACCCTGACTGTCCCGGGCACCTCCGCCGACACAACCCTTGTGGGGAACATTGTGGTGACAGCCGAGGGAGGGCAAATGTCCAAGACCGCGAGGATTGAGCAGTACGGGCAGGGTGTGCAGTTGAGTGTGTCTCACAGCGAGATACTCTTCCCGGACAGCGGGGCCGTAAGATACTTCACCGTAACGGCGAACTGCGTCTATGATGTCAGTGTGGTAAGCGGCGACGACTGGGCGGTGGTCTCGCCCCAGTCAGGCTACACAGGGGTATCATCCTTTATCGTAACCGTTGACGGGACAAACACAGGGACGACAACCAGGGAGGGGATTGTGCGGATTTCAGCCCCTGGTGTCACCCGTTACATTATGCTTTACCAGAACCCGAAGGAGACGAGGCTGACGGCGTACTACAACGCGACCTCAACCACAAACCCTACGGAACTGTACGAGGTCGGCACCGGCTTCTCAAAGGCGGAGACTCCCGACGGTACGGTAATCCCGGGGGACTCATACATCTTCCCGGACACCGGCTCCAACCGGGTGTTCTACACAATGACGGGGACCAATATCCCCGCCAACACCTTCTCCGGAATGTCGGCGCTCACCTCTGTGGTGATACCGGACAACATAACCACAATCGGGGAGGGGGCTTTCCGGGACTGCGTCAACCTCACCTCGGTCACCATACCGGACACTGTGACTGTTCTGCCCGACAACTGCTTCAACGGTTGCTCCTCACTTACGGCTATTCCAATCTCCGAGAGTGTCACTTATATCGGTGAGGGGTGCTTCGCGGGATGTACGGGCATAGAGACCGTCACCATACCCACCGGCGTCACAGGAATCGGGGCGGGCTGCTTCTCCGGGAGCGGTGTTGAGACCATATACGCCAACTCCCCGACACCGGCGACAATCGGTAACGGGGCCTTCACAAGCGGCAACCTCCAGGACATAATCGTACCCTGCGCCTTTTTTGACGCCTACAAGACGGCCTGGTCCGCCTATGAGGAGTATATGTCTTGCCAGGATGACGAGCAGCTCTATTTCACCACCGACACAAGCAATGTGAAGGGTACAGGAGAGACCCGAACCATAACCATCCTCAACACCAACATCATACAGAACAGGATTGGTCTGACGCTTCCCTCCGACTTCCCCTCACAGGGCGCGTATGTCGTTGACGGGAATGTGATTTACCTGACCTACCCGGCCAACCCCTCCTCAACCTCAACCCGCACCTGGACGATTATGGTGAGGGCCACAACCAAGAGCGGGAAGGACCTTTCCGGTTCATATAGGATTACCCAGAACGCAAATGTCGTATATTCAATACCTTACACCGCGGATACCTCAACGGTCGCCGCTACCGGGGAGACCAGGACCATCACAATAGACACCTCCAACCTTGACCCCTCCACAATCTCTATCGGTATTGAGGGCGCCACCGGTGTCTCCTATACTTATGAGAATGGGGTTATTACAGTGGTCTTTCCTCGTAATAATACTTCAGGGGAAAGAGATATTGTGGTTACAGTTACTGGCCAAACGGTAGGTGGCACAGATGCTGTTGCCTCTATTTCTTATAGACAGGATAGTGATGAAATATATTTAATACCTTATACTGCAGATACCTCCACTGTGGATGCTTCTGGTGAAACAAGATATATCTATATTGACGCAAGTAATCTTGTTGCTTCTTCCATTACAATTTCTTCAAACGGTATTCAAGGGGTAATAACTTCGTATGATAGTGCCACTGGTATAGTTACAGTAATATTCCCGGATAATACAGGCAGCGAATATGAGATTATGTCAGCCACAATCACCATAGAAGGTGAAACAACCAATGGGCTTTATGCCGTAGCAATTGTTGAGTACGAACAGGCTGGGGTTGATATTTCTACCATTCCGCTTACATTTGCTATCAAAACCGATGGGTACATCCGTTGGGGGCAAACGAACACAGTTACAACACCATCTAAAACAATAAGTTATAGCAAAAACGGAGGTGGCTGGGTTTCAATAGCAAGTAGCGTAGTGCCTTCAAGATGTCCAAGGATAAATGTTGTTGCGGGTGATATTATAAGATTCAAGGGGGAAAACACCACTTATGGTAATTCATATGGTGATGCAATGTTCCAATATTCAACTGCTGAATACAATGTATATGGCAATATTTTGAGTATGGTATATGGTGATAATTATCTAAATCAAAGTGGGACAGGGGTATTTAGACAGTTTTTTAGTAGGGAAAAAATCCATTCTGCAAAAAGTCTCATATTAAATTACGGAAGTGAAACCGCTGGTAAATATGCGTCTATGTTTGAGGGATGCGTATATTTAACACAAACACCTTCTTTGAACGCAACCATATTAACAGGTGGTGGTGAATATAATTATATGTTTGCGGGTTGTAGAAGCCTGACACAACTTCCGACATTACCTGCTGCTGTCCGCCTTGGAATATACAATGCCGCGCAATTTGGCGGTATGTTTGCGGGATGCACCGGACTGGTAACCGTCCCATCTGATTATTTACCGGAAATAATCCCAGAAGATACAGAAAGACCAGGTTGGACGAACTTGACATCCGGGTGTTTTGGCGGAATGTTCCGAGATTGTACATCTTTAAAAACAGCCCCAGATTTGCCTTATACTGGTTTGAATGATTATTGTTATACCGGTATGTTCTCTGGCTGCACAAGTCTAACAACAGCACCTGCACTTCCAGCAACAACATTTAAATCCCCTATGGCTGAAAGAATGTTCCAAGGTTGTTATCAAGGTATGTTCAGGGGATGTACAAGTCTCACCACCGCGCCGGCTCTTCCCGCCACAGCATTGTCAGAATCTTGTTATGCCGGTATGTTCTATGACTGTACGGGTTTAACGGAAGCGCCGTTACTTCCAGCGACTACCCTTCGTAAAAATTGCTATAGCACAATGTTTTTTAATTGTTCAAACCTTTCCGCTATAACCTGTCTGGCGGAAGGAGTTGACAGCGGCATTACAGCTGAAACAGCAGAGGATATCGCAGCGGAGACGACGCGTTTATGGGTTAGCGGTGTATCCCCAACCGGCATATTTACAAAGAGTAAAAGAGGGAATATGCCCTGGACTACCGGGAAATCCGGTATACCTGTTACTTGGCGAGTTGAGGAGTACGACCCGCCTAGGCCTGAACCCGAGCCAGTCACAGTGAACACACCCTTAACATTTGAAATTATCAGTCGCGGTAATATTTCTTGGTCATCCGAGGGAACAGATTATGGTTCAACTATTGAATATAGGTTAAACGAAGGAAATTGGACCAGTATCTCGGCTATCTCTGGCGGTACCAAGATAGCTGTTGCGGCTGGTGATATTCTGGAGTTCAGGGGTGATAACTTAAGTTATACAATAACAGGTACTTACAGCTCCTTTAACTCCTTCCAGAGGAGTAGCGCGCAATTCAAGGCCAAGGGTAATATTATGTCTTTAATTAGTAGTACAGATTTTAGCGGTTTGACAACATTTCAAAGCGCGCGCACATTTTATGGCTTATTTCAATACTGTTATGCATTAAAGGATGTGAGCGAACTATTATTACCAGCGACAACATTGGCACAGAGTTGTTATGAGACTATGTTCCAGGGTTGTAGAAGTCTCACAACAACACCCACATTACCAGCTACTACATTAGCGGATGGTTGTTATAACCGTATGTTCTTTGGTTGTACAGGCTTAACGACAGCGCCTGCATTGCCGGCAACGGCATTAGCATCAAGTTGTTATAGTAGTATGTTCCAGGAATGCACAAGTCTCACAACAACACCCACATTGCCGGCAACATCATTAGCTGATAGTTGTTATAGTTCTATGTTCAGTAATTGTACAAGCCTTACCACAGCACCAGAATTACCTGCAAGAGCATTAGCAAGTAATTGTTATAATGGTATGTTCCGAGGTTGTACAAGTCTAACCACAGCGCCTGTGTTACCGGTTACTACATTAGCAAGTGAATGTTATGCCGGTATGTTCCAAAATTGTACAAGTCTAACCACAGCGCCTGCGTTGCCGGCTACTACATTAGCAGGTAGTTGTTATCGTAGTATGTTCCAGGGTTGCACAAGTCTTACCCAAGCACCTGAACTACCTGCTACAACATTAGCAACTAATTGTTATACCGGTATGTTCCAGGGTTGCACAAGTCTTACAACAGCGCCTGTGTTACCGGCGGCAACATTACCATATTATTGCTATGAACAGATGTTTTATGGTTGCAATAATTTAAATTATGTCAAGTGTCTTGCGACAGATTTAGGGGATTATGGGGGTTCTAATGTTGACCGGTGGCTATATGATGTCGCGTCATCAGGTACATTCGTAACGCCTTCCACAACTAAATGGTGGACGGATGATGCGAGCGGTATTCCCGAAGGCTGGACAAGAATTGATTCTGACGCATAATCACCGCCGTTTGAATATTTCGCTACCAATTTAGACCGGTGACCGGGGGAAGGGCGACACTTCCCCCATTTTTTTTGTCCTCAATAACACTTCGCTGAAAAAAGATATTTCCATAAAAACCATTGTGAATGGCAGATGAGATTGTAAAAGTTATCAAGATAGAGGCCCAGGGCTCCGAGCAGACCGTAAAGCAGTTGAGGTCTGAAATCAGCAGCCTGCGGGACGCCCTCCTCAACACCGAGAAGGGCAGCGAGGAGTACGCCAAGGCGGTTGAGCAGCTGGCCAAGAACCAGAAGAAGCTCAACGATGTTATGACCGCCGGGAAGGACACCTTCAAGAACAGCAGGCAGGAGTTGAGGGAGCTCAAGAACGAGCTGGACAGGCTTGTGCCCGGTACGGCGGAGTACAACGCGGCCTTCCAGAGGGCGGCGGAGATTACCCATACCCTGCAGGAGCGTCAGGAGATGCTCAAATACAGCGCGGCGGACCTGGGTACCCAACTGGACAATATGAGGGCGATAGGCTCCTCCCTCGCGGCGGGTTTCAACGCCGTCAACGCCGTCATAGCCCTCACCGGGAGCGAGAGTGAGGAGTTACAGAAGGTTATGGTCAAACTCCAGGCCGGAATCGCCCTTGTGCAGGGCTTGCAGGGGCTTGAGGGTATGACCAAGCGTATGAGGGGCTTCGTTGAGGGTGTGACCAATATGGTCTTCCACACAAACGCCGCCACAACCGCCGTCGCCGCCGAGACCACAGCCCTGGGGGCCAACGCAGCGGCGCAGGAGGCGAACACAGTGGCGACAAACGCCGCCACAGTCGCCACAAACGGCTTCAAGAAAGCCCTTGTCGCCACCGGGATAGGGGCGATTGTGGTCCTTATCGGCACCCTTGTCGCCAACTGGGAGGAACTTAAGGATATGATTGGGCTCTCCAACGAGAAGCTTGAGCGGTTCCAGGGGGTTATGGACAAGATTAGGACCGTCCTTGGAGGCGTCGCGAATGTGATTATGAACGCCTTTGTGGCCTCCGTAAAGAACGCTATAACCGCCCTGACCACTCTGGGGAGCGTCGCCAAGAATGTCCTGACCTTCCAGTTCGGGAAGGCGGCTGACGCGGCGAAGGAGGGCTGGGCCAAAATCAACGAGAACACCAAGAAGGGTCTGGCAATCCAGAAGAACTACCAGGAGGGCGCCGCGAGGACGGCGGCGAGAATCCAGGACAAGAGGACCAGGGAGGCTATGGCGAGGAGCGCCGAGGAGCTGAACGAGACAATAAAGGATAACGAGGCGAAATACGGAAGCGACTGGAAATACACCGAGGATGGGAAGAAACTCTACACCCAATATTTTGACACCAAACTCAAAGCCTACAAGAAGGACAGCAAGGAATACAAGGACCTTATGCGGCAGAAATGGTCCTACGATAGAGAGTACCAGGAGCATCTTGACAAGGCATCAAAGACACAGGTCAAACAGGCGAAGGAGGTTACGGACACAAGGTTAGAGGAAGCCAAAAAGATTGAACAGAGAGCAAAAGATTCCGCAAAAACAGAGGAACAGTTGCTTACAGAAAAGTTCAACAAAGAGAAGGAGCTCCTTATTGAATATCATAGGGATACCGCGGCCCTTGAAGCCGAGTACCAGAGGAACCTCCAAAAGATTAGGGACAAGGCCGCTGCTGACGAGAAAGCAAAGGCTGACAAGGCTGCTGCTGACGCTGAAAAGGCACTTAACGAAAGGACCCGCAAAGCCCTTAAGATGTCTGACAGGAGATTGCAGACTTCCGAAGACGCAAACTCACAGGCTGTCAAGACCATTGAGTTGGAATACTCCCTCAAGGAGGCGAAGGAGAGCGGCTCCCTGTCCTTCAACGACATAATTGAGCAGACCAACCGCATCTATGAGGCGAACAAGCAGCATCTTTTGGAGCAAGCCGCTGAATACAAGTCCCTTATGAAGAACACCGAGATTGACAAGGAGGCGAGGGAGAACGCGGAGAGGGATTACAACAACACAATGGCGGAGCTCCGCAACCTTGACACCCAGAACCTCATTGACAACACCAATCTCCAAAGGGAGGCGATTGAGCAGCAGATTGAGATGTACTCCGACCTCGCCACCTCAATCGGGGACATATTCGCCTCAATCGGCGATATCCTTGAGGAGGACATCAAGAACAAGGTCAAGAACGGTGAGATTACCCAGGAGGAGGGCGAGAAGCAGTTCAAGGCCGTCAAGGCTATGCAGATAGCGGAGGCCACCATCAACACAATCGCCGGGGCTATCGCCGCCTTTATGAGCTGCCAGAAGACCTACCCGCAGCCCTGGGCGGCCGTAATCGGTGGCGTACAGGCAGCGGCCGTCACAGCGGCGGGAGTGGCCCAGATTGCCAAGATAAAGAACACCCAGCTGGGGGGCGGGGGCGCCACAGCCACAGCGACAGCGGCTGCGGTCCAGACGGCCCCGGAGGAGTATGTCCCGCAGTACACACAGAACGCCACCGGCGAGAGCGAGATTGTCAGGCTCGCCGACAGCATACGCAACCAGAGGGTGTATGTCGTTGAGAGCGACATAACCGAGGCCCAGAACAGGAGCAAGGTGAGGGTGACGGAATCCACCTGGTGATAATAAGATATTTAACAAAAAAAGATTATGTACAAGAATGTTCCGATATATCAGGCCATCGTAACGGATGACGGGCTTGGAATGGAGAAGATTTCCCTTGTGGATGACCCCGCGATGGAATCCGATTTCCAGTATTTTGAGAACGCTGAAAAGGAAGAGTTCAAGTTCTCCGTCCAAAACGAGGAGCAGCGTCATATTTTTGGCGTTGTCATAAGGGCTGACCACCCGGTTTTCCGTATTTCGGCGGAGGGTTTCCCTTACTATGTCACATTCTCCAAGGAAACCATCAAGACCATTGTGCAGAAGTACTTCAGGGAGGGCAGGCAGAATAATTTTAACCTAATGCACACCCCTGGAACCGATGTGGATAGCGTCCAAATGCTCCAGTTCTTCATTAAGGACACCGAAAAGGGCATTGACCCCAAGGGATTTGAGGATATTGAGGACGGGAGCCTTTTCGGCGAGTTCAAGGTGATGGATGACGGTATTTGGAATGACATCAAGGAAGGGAAGTTCAAGGGCTTCTCAATGGAAATCTTCTATGAGATGGAAATCCCGCTGGAAGAGGAGGAGGAGCAGCTGTACAGTGACATACAGGACCTTCTGGACCGGATAGCGAACCAGTTGAAATAATAACGATATTTATATCAAAAGAGGTTTTTTTGAGATGAACACAAAATTAAGC